CTCTATTACTTTAATACCTATGATGGTCAGGGCGAGATCGATGTCGATAAACTAAGTGCTAATCAACCCCAAACTGTACTAGAACCTATCAGTCAGGAAGACTGCGAATCTTGTGTAATTTAAGGAACATACCGTGAGTGTATTCAACCCAAATAAAAAAGACCATATTAACAGCCTTGCCTTCTTGGATGCGTCCGGGGGCATGGGAGTTCAGCGATACGACTCGCTGAAGTATAGACAATTTGACAAACTGGTAGACAAGCAACTTGGATTCTTCTGGCGTCCAGAAGAAGTTGATGTATTGCGCGACGCCAAGGATTTTAAGGACTTAACTGAACATGAACAACACATTTTCACTAGCAATCTTAAACGACAGATCCTTTTGGATTCAGTCCAAGGCCGCTCTCCTAATCTCGCTTTTTTACCTATTGTTTCATTACCTGAGTTGGAGACTTGGATTCAAACCTGGGCCTTTAATGAAACCATTCATAGTCGTAGCTACACTCATATTATTCGCAACATATACTCTGACCCTGGTAGGATATTCGATGAGCTTACTGAGATCTCTGAGATCGCAGACTGTGCCAAGGACATTTCACAGTACTATGACAGCCTCATCGAAACATCCACCTGGTACAGTTTACTTGGAACTGGAACACACACAGTCAACGGAAAAGAAATTACTGTAGACCTGTACGACCTTAAAAAGAAATTGTGGTTGTGTATTACCAGCGTGAATGCACTAGAAGGCATTCGTTTCTATGTGAGTTTTGCATGTTCATGGGCGTTTGCAGAATTGAAGAAGATGGAAGGCAATGCCAAGATCATTAAATTGATTGCACGAGATGAAAACATTCATCTTGGCAGTACACAAACACTGTTGAAACTGTTGCCACAGGATGACCCTGATTTTGTACAGATCAAAGAAGAAACTCGCGCAGAGTGCGAATCAATCTATCTATCCGCAGCGGCGCAAGAAAAGGCCTGGGCACACTATTTGTTCAAGGACGGATCAATGATTGGTCTTAATGAACAACTGCTGGCCGACTATGTGGACTGGATTACCTGCAAGCGTATGACCGCGGTAGGACTGAACTGCCATATTAAAACAGGGTCAAATCCACTGCCATGGACACAAAAATGGATTGCCGGTGCAGAAGTTCAAGTTGCACCCCAGGAAACAGAGATAAGTAGTTATGTTATCGGCGGGACCAAACAGGACGTGGATAGCAATACTTTCAAAGGATTCAGTTTGTGATTACGGTTTATTCAAAAAATAATTGCCCTTTTTGTACGCAGGCAAAAAATCTGCTCACACGCAAGGGTGTTCAATTCGAAGAAATTAATATCGATATAGATGCTAATGCCAAACGATTTATCATCAGCGAAGGGCATCGCACAGTTCCACAAATCTATCAAGACGGAAAAGTTTTGGTAGAAGGTGGCTTCCAAGGGCTCCGAGATCAACCCGACGAGTTCTTTCAAACATTATTAGGTTAAACATGCTTATCAATAAAGGATATTCCGAAGGCGATATCGTTGTCTTCAAATTGGCTAACGGCGACGAATGCGTTGCCAAAATGGTTGAAGAAACCAGCGAAGGATTCACAGTCACTAAACCATGCACAGTTATTCCTGGCGCAAAAGGAATAGCACTGGTGCAGAGTCTGTTTACAGGCAAACTTGATACACGCATTCGTATCAAGAACGAACACATTATCATGCACAGCCCAGTGGTAGCAGAAGTAGAAAAATACTATATCGAAACCACCAGTGGTATTGCACTAGCAACAGGAACACTATAATGCCCGGAGCAGCAAGAGTTGGAGTCGATTCAGCTGGTGGCACAATAAACGGACCAGGTGTGCCCAGCGTTAAGGTCAATGGCGCACCAATCAGCGTACCAGGTGATGCAGTTGCCGGACACGGTGACAGCCCACATTCTGGTCCTAAGATGAGTGGATGCAGTGGCACAGTCAAGGCTGGTGGCAAAGGCGTGTGCAGAGCCGGTGATGCTGCCACCTGCGGTCATGCTGCCAGCGGCAGTGGTGATGTTATTATTGGATAATCATGTATGAGTTTTGGCCTCGGACCTATTCAACTAATTGTCTTGTCTGGTTTATTACAGGACAAAGGCCTACGAATACCCCCTGCACTTACCACAAGAATTGACAAATTAAAAGATCAAAGCAAACTGCTGGGGCGAGCTGTTTACATAGGCACTCATCCTCAACAGAATGAATCAATGACCATTGTGCGCAATCAATTGCGCCAGGTGCCTGGTTTGTCAGGATCTATTACCAGCAGCTACAGTCAGTCCTTGCCCGAAGCGGTTAGAGTATACGATGTACCTGGCAGTATACTGGTTCGGGCTGAAAATCTTCTCGGCAACGGCCTCAAAGGTGTGCTAGAAAATCTAATCATATGCAGCGGAGCATTACAGAACAGTTTCAATGTGCAGGCCAGTTTAGACACATATCGTAATGTTAAATTTTCAGATCTCTATCTTAATGCGACCAACTACACCGATGTTCTAAGTCACGGATTGACCAGCAGCTTCGGATCAACTGCACGTGGTACACCCGCACAGTTGAAAGCCACAGACGAAAAAAGAACAGTAACAGTAAATGAAATCAAACAAGAAGTCACTCAGCTGTCTACCGCTGTTAAAAATCTAGGCGACCTTTATGACTGGAGTGATCTAAACACTGTGGGCACACCGCAGAATCTAATTAAAAATATCTATAAAATTGGTGCAGCCTACAACACCGAAGTTAACAATCTCATGTCAACCTATGGTTACAATGTAGATACACTCAGCTCAAGTGATACTATTGGGCTAACACAGTTATTGCAGCGAATAGTGGGCAAAGATATTGCAGTTATAATTCGAGCGGCCAAAACTGTACCACCAGACATCAGACAAATTGACAGTGCAGCAGATTTTTTACAAGCAAGCAAGGTACTACCGCTTACCGTGGCGAACATGCTGCCTAATAGAGATCTGACCCAGCTGGGTAAAAAATTAACCAGTTTAGGCGTCAACAGTACCAATATTGATGAAATTTTAACAGCATTGGGCGATGTAAAAATTATCGACCTGCCAAAGTTAAAACAACTTACACAACCAGTGCCAAAGTTTGATGCAAATGTAATTGAACGCACACTGATAACTGGGCAAGGACAATTTAATGCAGCCACACTGGATGACCTATTAGGATCACTTAGTGGCAACTACTACTACGAATTTCTAGACCAACTAATTGCTACCAACGATTATTTTACAAAGAACGAAACCGCTTTGTTTAATGCTATAACCACAATTTACAACAAACTAAAAAACAGTCAAACAGTTGGTACAGTGGAAACAAGTGCATTAACTGCGGAAGTGACCAGCTTTAATAGCAAGCGCAGTAATGCAATTAATCAATGGTTGACCAATGTCACAAACAGTGAGCGAGCAGTTTTAGGCATAGTCGAACAGCTGAAGCGAGAAATTAGAAATGGAGAATTAATTGGAGTTAGAATAAATTCTAATCTGCAGGTTACCACATCTAATACAACCATTGATAGTTTTGACATTCGAAACATAAGAAAAGCAGTGTATTCAATCAATGTTCAAAACAATAACCGCTTTGATGATTTTGAAGCCAAGGTAGTTCACAACGGATCTGTGGCCAATCTCACGGTGTATAATCGTGGACTTGTGGGAACAGAGACAGCACTGGGCAATGTCTATTGTAATGTGAATGTGGCTGCTAATACCTGCACAGTTTCCTATGCCACCAGCACAGACAACAGTTACAATCATTATCTTAGATCATCAGTTGAGTATACTGTGATTGGTGATGGATCAAGTCCGAATGCTCTCCAAGGCAGCAGTGCCGAGTTGAACACAGTTTATCAACTGGATGAAATAGCAGTGGACAGCAAGTTCATTGGCATAGGTGCGTTGCTGGAAAGCATGGTAACCGATGACATATATGGCGAAGCCTTGTTGGCCAGTCTTGAAACATCTAGGAATACCAAAAAATTAGAAGCCATTGGCATCAATGGCAAGAAGGCAGACCCACTGGAAAGATTAACCGAAGTACTGGCCAAGCAAGGCCATGGACTCACTGAAAGTCAACGACGTCAGATAATCACCGCGGCCCAGGCCGATGGCACTGATCCAAATCTGGCAATTGCCAATGCCAGTCGACATGGATTCTTTTCTGACTATTACTCGAAAAAAGGAAATTTTGGATAATTTTTGAATTTTTTCCTCTACTCAAAAAAACGGAAAAAATTTTTCGGACAGCGGCAGTCCAATCAATAACGGCTAGTATAATGTGTATTAAAACCCATTAGAACCCCCGTTAACAGCCCATATTACGGGCAGAAGCCGTATTTAAGTTGACAGCGCCAAACTTATAGTGTATTATTACACTGTGGCTCTGTTCTTAAATAGATCTACAAACTTTAGAAAGGAAAGAAATGACTCAGCTCGTAAAAGAATCAATCACTTCTCCTGTGATGGATAAAGTGACCGGATTTTTCAAAAGCGGTCTCATCATCCTAGGACTCTCCTTATCGGTGGGAGTTCTATCCGAAGTGACCAAGACCAAAATCAATGCACTGAAGGAACTGAAAGGTGCAGATGTTACCTTTGTCACCGCAGCCGACCGCGAACGTCAACTTGGCTGCTTGGCACAAAACATCTATCACGAAGCAGGCTATGAGCCTTTTGAGGGCAAGGTAGCAGTTGCTCAGGTTACACTTAACCGTGCCGCCAGTGGAAATTTTCCCAGCGACATCTGCGCCGTGGTCTACCAAAAGAGTGTGATATACTCCAAGGTAATCTGTCAGTTCAGCTGGTACTGCGAACAGCCAACTCGCATGAGGCCTATCAACAATGCTGCCTATACCGAAAGTATGGTAGTGGCCAAGAAAGTACTATTGGAAGGATTCAAACTTGACAGTTTGAAGAATGCCATGTATTATCATGCAGACTATGTTAACCCAGGGTGGGGGAAAGAAAAAGTGGCCAAGATTGGTCGACACATTTTCTATTCTGAACGCCCAATTAAAGGAATCTAATCAATGAGCTTTTATCAAGAACTCAAAGAATCTGTTCGCAGTTTAACACTTGACGGAATTCGACAAAATGTTACTCAATGGGTAACAGATCACTTTAGTCGAATCTCGGCCGAGACGCTGGGATGGATCGCAGTAATGATGATTCATTTTGCAACCATTCCCAGCTTGATTGCTGCCTCAGCAGGGCTCACTGACAAGATGCCTCCTGTGGACGTGGTGTTGTTTGCCTGGGCCGGACTGGCTCTACTGTTTGCACGAGCAGCCATAGTCAGAGACATGCTTAACATGATTACCATTGGTTTTGGTTTCATGGTACAAGCAGTTCTCATGGCACTGATGTTGTTCAAATAAAATGTCATGCAGTTTGATCTCAGGGAGCGACTACTAGCCCTGGAATCAAGATACAGTGATTCCAGACTCGCGCCGTCTGAGGTTACAGCTCTTGTTCGCAGTTGTATACGAGACAAAAATGTTCGAGTAAACACCAAGCGTAGCAACCGAGTAGATCTAGAACAAGTGGTGCCCGGAGGGGCATACGACAGTGGGGATGACACTGAAGGAATCGCTTGCATTCACCTAGACCTACACTATCACCCGGACCAGCAGCATCTACTCTTGCGAGATGTGTACTGGGACCGGGTTTCATTTGAAATCTGCGAAGTAATTGGCCACGAGTATGTACACCGTGATCAACAGCGTCGTCGAGTTCGCAACAATGCATACTTAGGCACACTTGACGAAAGCACCACAGTAAAACAAGAACAACAGTACTATGGCGAAAGTCACGAAATCGAAGCCTACGGTTACAGTATTGCGGCAGAGCTAATGTGCTACTATAATGGCAATGCTGATTGTGTGGGCTTGATTCATAATTACCAATTGTACCACAGGTTGTTTGCCGCCGATCAATCTGTTATAATTAAATTGGATCAATTTATCAGTAAATACTTAGACAAACTAAAGGCGGTGCAAAATGTCAAACAAGCATCCAACAGAAAAACTAGAAGAAATTGAAGAAGTAATCAGCGAAGATTATGAAATTGGAGATCAAGACTATGGGTTTGTAATTGGAGCAGATGGAGAACTCAAGCATCTGTTTACTCCAACAGATTTTTATCTTGAACCGCCCCCGATAGTAAGAAAAATTCTAAAACTACTAGGCATCAAAGATATCAATGCCGTGGCCTTTGATGGCAACGACACTGTACACTAGTCAAAAAAAAATCCCGGCATTACCGGGATTCACTTGCAACCAGCCAAACTGCAAAACATGTCAGCAGGTATATTTCAACTGCCTGATAGAAAAGCTCTTGACGCATCATCCATAGGAAGAAGGCCGCAATGGTGTAAAAGAGACAGCGCATTAAAACTGTCTCAACAGTTCTTGTGCTTCAGTGGTATCTGTGATTTCGTCGGCGAATGCCAACTGTAGCAGTTCGATGATTGTGTGACAGTCACGTTGGTCTGCCTTGGGCAGTGTGCTAATAAAGCTCAGCACACCTTCCCGACTTTCAATAGCCCACATGATATCTGCCAGCACCATTTGTTTGGGCGTGAGTCCGTGCAGTTCAATGTCCATGATTAACTCCAATCCTTTTTGTCACCATACTGCTCATTGTAGTCATAGCCTGCATTGTATTCTTCAATTTCAGCAGGGGTCAGTTCTACAATCCTGGGTTTGGCACCAGTACCATTTGGATACCAGTGCGGATCACGCGGGCGATGG